AGTGACTCACGGTTTCGTGGAAGTTCTTCATGTCCGCGCCGTCAAGCTGCCCAACCTTGGCATCCTTGTTAGCGTTAGCCCAGAGTGAACCGAAGTACGCCTGCCAAACCGGGAGCGGCTTGCCCTCAGCATCAACAAAGTCACCCTTAGTCATGCCCAGCACATACCGCTTCGGAACAGCGATAGTCTCCAACGCCAACTGCCCGTCAGTAACCGCACGAGCCGCAGCGTCAACCAGACCAATAACGTCCTTCATCTCTGACACGCCAGCCCAGTCACCAGTACGGCGCCGATTCAAGAACATCACAATCGGGACGCGCCCCAGGTTGTGAATATCGGGCGGGTTATCAGGGTCAACGTTCCAAGAGCCGCCCTGCTTTACCAGCCAAGTTGTCTGATTCGGCTCATACAAAGTCGCGAACGCCGGCGTCGGGTCCTCATTGGTGCCACCATAAAGGCGCAACGCCGAACTAACGCGACGAGTCCGCGGATCAACGATCACAGACAACTCACGCGGCGACTCAACCGTAATCAAAGGATGGTCCGGGTCATCCGGGTTAGCCCCAACACACACGAACCCGCGCCCATAAATGAGCGTGTCCTTATGCAAAAGGCCAGCTTCGGAATCGAGGTTGTTCGCGTCCCAATGCTCACGCAAAACATCCGAAACGGTGTTCTCACCTGGAAGGATGAAGTCCTTCACCCTGAGCCGCTGCTCAACCGAGTCAACAGCAACCCGTGACCAGTTGATAATCGTCTCGAACCGGCGCAACTCAGGCGGAACAGCAAGCCCGATATGCTCAAGAACCTGCATGCCCTCGTAATACTTGCCGTACTTGTCATCCAGACGAGAAAACGTTTCGGCCTTGTCAGTCAGAGACTTCACAAGAGTTGCTTGCGCAGTGCTCAAAGCCACTTGGAGCCCCTAACTAAACACGAACATGCGTGAATCGGTTTCATCGATATTGAACTCGTCAGCAACGAGCGCATCCGACCACGCCTCATAGCAGAGGATGGACGACATAGCTTGGTCAATCTTTTGGTTTTCGTTGGGCTTACCCAGGATGTACCGCTGCCCAGTACGGGGCCGAACAATCGCGTTCAGCACGTGAATCTTCGTCGTTGGGCAACCGTCATGACGGAAAACCGACTCGTCACCATTCACCGCCTGCTTGAACGCCTCAAGAACCGGGTGGATCTTCGAAACGCTCGAAGTCTCCCAAGCAAACACTGTCGGCTTGTCATCGTCTGACTTGTACTGCGCTTGCCACTGCTTGAGTTCAAGGCGCCAAGAGTCATCCTCAACAACTTCCATAGCATCAGCCTCAGCAGAGATACCACGCGCGGAACCAGCCGGGTCAAAATAAGCCCGCACCACCTTGAAACGCTCCTGCAACTCATCAAAAGCAGCACGAACCTCACCACGCGGAATCAACAACGAACCATCATTCGGACGCCAAATCGTCGGCACCTTATGAGGCCCATAAGTCGGCGTGAACTGATACCCGTCAGCAGTCATGGCCCGGAAACCGGTCCAGTCATTGTTGTTAGACAAGTCACCCGCAACGACAATGGCCGTCCCATCAGGAACTTCCCGCGGAGCCTGCTTGCCATCCCACGGAACTTCCTTCAGCCACGCACCCGCGCCCTGCACCCGACGATTCCCATAGAACCGCTCAGTCTCAGCAGGATCACGCCGCATCGCAGCCTCGATATCAGACTCAAGACCAGGGAGGTTCATCAAAACCCACGGCGCATCCGAATAGTTGAACTTCAGGATCTTCTTCCGGTCAGCCTTGTTCGACCACTTCAAATACTTAGGCGGCTCAATATGCTGCACATACACCGTTTTATCGGCGGGGTTCTCCAGGATGTCCTTCACAACGTTGTCCGTTGCAGGGTCATCCGGGTTCGTCATGATCACGCCACGACCACCCATAGCAGTCAAACCACGCGACTGCGTACGGTAAACATTCCACATACCCTCAGTGTCGTACAGCCCACCCTCATCCCACAGGACATAGGTGACACGCTGCCCAAGACGACTCTTAGCCTTCGCCGTGACAGGCACAATCTGGCACTGCTTACCACCAGGGAGGCGGATAACTTCCTCACCAGTTCGCGTGATCTGAGCCGACAAAGGACCAAAGTCAATCATCGGACGCAACGAATCAAACGTGTTCGCCGTCTGCGCCTCAGAGTTAGCCGTGATCTGAATCAGCGGAGACGCCCACTTGCGGGCCATCGGTTCGCCGGCAGCGTACGTGTAAACCCACCCGCATTCGCAACCCTGCTCAGCGCAATCCCACACCTCACCACCGCGAGCAAAACCCGCAAACAAGGCAGGCCCAACAGCCTCAACACAAATCAGGGCAGCAGCCAACGGCGACTTGCCCTTTTTCTGCGCATCAACCAACACCGACAAACGATGAACAAACGCCGCAGACTTCACATCAGGCGAAGCATCCTTATGCACCGCGTAATGATTCCCAATGAAGCACAACTGATAATCACGCAAACTAAACGGCGGTTTGTTCCCATCAAGGTCAAAATCGCCATCAGGAACAACACAATGCTGCTCAATCCACTCCGGAACAATGTCTAAAGTCGGGCCAGACCACCAACGCAAAGCCTCAGACGCATTACGCGGCTCACTTTTCATCCCCTACAGCCTTCAATCTGCGCTCACGCGCTGACATTCGACCGCCAGAAGACTCAGGAACAGGAAGACCATCACGGCGGGCACCAACCTCATCACGAGCAACCTGCCAACCATTAAGCCGCAAACCCGCAGGAGTCAAACCAATCTGCTCCCGATACCTATGAAGCTGACCAACCAAAGCCGCATTAGCCCCAGGATCCAACTCCACAGCAACCTTCAACCGGCAATACTCAGCAATCACAGGCCAACGCCAAGACTCAACAGCCCACGCAGCACCCTGCGGCGAACGCCAAGCCTCGCACCACACCACACCCTCCCGAGAATGGAAGTCAGCGGATGCTTCAGCGTCAGCTTCGCGTACCTTCGCGCCGTCCTTGAAATGCTCATCAAACAAAACAATCGGATCCAACGGGAAATCAGGGATCCTACCCTTATAACCCTCAGAAGGAAGCGCCTGAAAATTCAAACCACGAGCCGCAGAACGACCAGAACCAGGCTCAGGAGCAGGACCCGAACGAGCCCGCGAACCACCGCTAGTCATTACGCGGCCCTCGTGGGCGCCTGAAACCTTAACTCAACCAAACCCTTACCCATGGACGAGTCCCGCACATCCACCAAACGAGGCACCGTAGCAACAATGCGCTTACGCCCCAAAGCCACAACATTCATCGACGCCTCAGCCTCACGAATGCACTCCTGAACATGGTCCGGATTGGACTTCAAACCCTCAGCAACAGCCTTGGAAACAAGGATCGTCACGCCAACATCCATTAGTGCCTCCCAGGCCTCGACGGGCGGCATTGAGCCACCTCTGAAAAGTTTTGAACCCTCCGCGGACATTTTTCCCCTCACCGGCGGTCTAGCTGGGCCGGCCCCTTAGCCCCTCCCCCGTGGGGGTGTGGCACCCGCTTTGAGGGTTGTTTAGGTTGGTTGTGCGTGTGCTTTGCGTCCGCCTGCTGAGGTGTTGCAGAAGGCATGCGATGGGCCAAGGTATATGCCCCGGTCCTTGTCGTCATGGTCTAGGTGCCATGGCTCGCCTTGCTTGATGCGTTGACCGCACCTTGCACAGTTGATGAGTCCTGCTTGTACTCGGATGTCTAGTGTTGTGCGTGTGCGTTGATGCGCTGCACCATACCCACGTTGGTTGCTGTTGCCTCGTGCCCTGTCAGTAGCGCGTGTGTGTGCGGTGCAGTAGGTTCCCTCGGTGATGACTGGGCATCCACGCGTAGCACATACCTTGGCCGTCACGTGATCCACCCGCGTGCACGGAACAGCATGTCCCAGTCGTTGGGTGTGGGTAGTGGTCCGTGTGGTGTGCGTAACCCTGCCGCGTCTATGGCTACTTTGGCTAGGGCTGAACAGGTGGTTGGTGCGCGGTCTGCGAGCCAGTGTTGTAACCAGAGTGGCGTGTCAATACGTGTGATGGCAGAGGCGGCGTGCATTATGCAGGCTAGGTAGTCGTATCTGACCCCGATGCTGAACTCTGCTATGCCGGCAACCATGTGTGCTTGCTTATCGGTCATGGCGTACTGTGACCACACAACACCGGGGTAGTCGCTGATCAACCGGCGTCGTGTGCCTCCTGGTTCGGAGCTGATGCACTCAACGTCTGAGATAGCCACAACAACGTGGTGGTAGCGCCAACCGGTGATGCGGAGTATCGCACGGCCCATCCAGAACCGCTTGTCTGCCACGAGGCCTACTTGCCCGGTTAGCATTGGTCTGCTTTCCATGCTCGTTTCTCGGCTTGGCGTGCTGAGTGTCTTGCTGCTCTGCGTCGGTTCTTGCTGTTGCAGCAGGAGCATCCGAAGAAGTTCAGGTTCCAATCTATTTTTGATCGACCGTTCCTGAGCATCACGGCCTCGTCTCTGCTTTGCCTGCTTGCCTGTCCTTGCGGCGTGCGGCTCGTTTGCAGGTTCCGGTGATGCAGTATGCGCATCCGCCGTTCTGTGCTTCTGGGCATCGCTTGGTTGAGCGCAGACGCTTTCGGTGGTCCCTGTCACCTTTCGACATGGCAGCCTCCAAGGTTGGCAGGGGTTATGAGCTGATCACCGTGGATTCGAACCACGAACCGACGCATTAACAGTGCGTTGCTCTGCCGTTGAGCTAGTGACCAATGCTCCCTAGCGCTCATGTTCGCTTCGGGACGCTATTTAGTTATGGGTGAGATGCCGGAACTCTAGCCGTTTGGCTATTGTTTCGGCTTCGTGTTGCCGTACGGTGACATTTGGGGATGTGCACGTACGGCAACATGGCTTATCGGTTCTCGGATAATAACCATTCCGGCTATTTGCTGGCTTTGGTTATAAGTGTTGGTTAGCTCGCGGCTTACCCTCACTTATTCGTGTTGGTTCCGCTAGGTTTGTGCAATCCCCATGTGCGGATCCAGCGGCGCGGCTTGTGATACAGCAGCGTGCGTTTCATGCGGTGACGTACTCAATCCCGCGATGGAGTAGCCCGAGTTGACTGTGATACGGGATGCCGTCATTGCTGAGGAACCAGTAAGACGTGCGGTCGCAGTCCTCAGCTATAGCGGCGGCGGCCACGAAGATCCAGTCAGTCAGGTACTCAAGCGGTTCGCCTTCGTTTTCGGAGGCAATGTGCGCTGCTATGGCGTCCTCCACGGCACGCTTAGTCTCGTCACTCATGCTGCGGTCAATTCCATGCCGCCCATGAGTGCAACGCCGTCGCGGATGCGGTAGACGAACGGCCATGATTCGGTGTCGTTGTAGTAGGCGAGCCCGAAACCTTGCTGCCAGTTCTCCACGATGCGGGCTGGTGTACCGTCAGCACCGATAGCGCCATGAACGGACGGGACCGCGCCGTCTGTGCGGCACAAGCAGCCAGGGTTAGCGGAGTACGATTCGATGGGCTCGCCGCGGGGGCCGATAACACTGTGGTAGGTGATTTCGGCGCGGTGTGTGTGACCAGCCCACGTGTTTAGGTGCGGGTGTTCGTGGACGTACTGCGCTGTTGTGGAACCCTTGGCGTTGGCTTTGGTGCCGTGGATGTTGCGGGTGTTGTCGTTGTCCCAGTCCGTCGCTGCTGGGTAGGCGTCAACGTATTGGATGTTGAGATCGTCTAACCTGAGCAGGTACGGGAGGGACATGACGGGCCACGACTCGGGCATTCCAGCACGTTTCAACCCGAAGGCTGCGACGGCGTTGGCTTCGATGAAGTTCTGCATGCGCTTGTCGTGGTTGCCTTCAATGACAACGATTTGAGCGTCAGGGCATGAGGCCCGTAGCTTGGCGAGGAACGCATGCCCAGTATTGAGGGCTGCTTGCGTGGTTTGCGCGAACGTTGCCTCTTGAGCGAACCGGCCCTGTGATGCGAGGTCTAGGAAGTCGCCAAGGATTTGGATCTTGTCTGGCTGTAGTTGCAGGGCTGCTTGCACGAAGCATTCCATTGCGTCGGCGTCGTGGAACGGGTCCATGGTGCCGTCTGGTAGCTGCCTAAACCCTATCTGGGTGTCAGCGCCCTTGAGAGCTAGGCGCATGTTCCGCACTGGTTTGGCGGGGCGTGACTTGATGGTCACGCCAACGGGTTCGGCTTGCTGGATTACGGGCCAAGCGGGACCGCCATGAGCCTCAGCGGTGATGGGTCGGACGTTGTTGAGCTTGTTCCAGAAGCCAGTACCGGTTGCGTTGCTTGTCCAGCCCCACGAGAACGTGACCTTATCGGGGTCTTGGCCTGTTGTGGCGATGAATGCGCGGTAGTCTTCGTAACCCCATGGGCGTTCGCTGAACCGGACGTAGTTGGCGGACCCGTCAGCGTTGTGCGTCTCGGATTCGCCGGACGCGACAGAAGCAGCGGCAGTCTCGTCGCAAACACATGTCTTGCTTCGGTGTGAGTTGATCTGTGATTTGGAGATGCCTGTGAGCCTGGACGCTGACCGTGAGGATAGCGCTTCTGTTTGGGGTGACGCGATCAGCGCGTACTTGCACTTGCTCATGCTCCCACCAAGCCAATCCAAGCCCCCGCAGTGAGCATCCCCGAGACAATGGCGGTGTAGTAGAACCGAGCGTCCTCAACCCAGATGCCTAGTACAAGCAGCGTGACAGTTGCCAGCGTGAAGATGACACCTAGTGAGGTCATGACAGGCTTGTACATGGTGCGCTCCTTGCTCAAGGGTGAACTGTTAACTCTGAGAGTTAATGGCTCGAAAAAGGTGCCCTGTTCTTCTTGTTTCCGCTGAACGTGGGGCGATAAGTTGCGGTGTTGCGTTCCCGGCTGATGCTCTCCCGTGGGAGCTATACGTTTCGGGTACGTGTTTTGGCAAAGTCTGCGGGAATCGAACCCGCGCTTTCGGTTTTGGAGACCGATGGGCTACCACTACACCAAGACGATGCGAGTGGACTGCCAGCACTTGAAGCTGGTGGGCGCCCGTGTCTGCGT